GTAGGTAATTACACTGATTACCTTTATGTTACCGGACAATTAGTCGTCAATTGCACATGTAATCAAGCAACGACGATATCACCAAATCCCGCGTACGTTAAGAATGACTTGTGGATGAATGTCATGGTACGCGCTGGAGATAGTTTTAGATTTGGAGGATGGATAGGAAACTTTAGAGTTTTCCTTGTTGGATGGCAAACAACTGCCACCACGGTAACTGGAATATGGCCTGACACTTGGGCTGGAACTGGAACAAAACCCCAACCTAATTTCTTTATGCAAAAGCCCCGACCTGTAGCTGCTGGACCACGAATTGATGAGGTATATCCCGGAAATTTTAACAATATTTATATTGATAATACCGGGCCCATCTCTGTAACTGGAACAGTAGGACTTTCAACTGTTGCTCCATCCGTATGGACTAACTTAATCACCCAACTCAACACAAATGGACTCATTCCTACTAAAGTAGAAAATTTTCCTCCTCAAGGACCTATAACTGGAACTGTTGACGTAGCCAATTTCCCTCAAAATCAAAATGTGACTGTGACGAATCCTTCGAACAACGTAACCGTGACCAATTTCCCCGCTGTACAATCTGTAAATGTAAACAATACACCGAACGTAAATGCAATTCAATATGGTGGAGCCGGTGTTCCATGGCACATCAGTGTCGATAATATTCCAACAGTCAACGCGCAGCAAAGTGGACGATGGGACGTTGTGGTTGACAACGTCGCCGTCGATGTTAATGTCGTTGGCACAGCTGATGTAAATATAGCTGCTGTTAACGGAGATTTTAACAACTTTGCGCGTAAAATTGGAGAATGGGGAAGTAATGTTCCAACCACCTCCCTGAACATTGGACTCTACGGAAACATCCCTGGCGATGCATATCATGCAACTTTCGCCAATTGCACCAATGGCAATAAAGCTTATGGATTAGTAACATCCAACACTGCCGGTGCAGTAGAAATAAACATTGAAGACTGGGATGCTCAAGCTGCTGGGCTTGAAGAAGATATTGATTTGATAAAACGAACAACTGATGGACGACCGCCCCACAAATTTAACATGCCGAATGCCTCATTACCTGCCCTGACACGAGAATATGAACAAGTTGTAACCTGGAATTACTCACCTAGCCCGAATATACGACGAGATAAACCTTTGATTTTCCTTTCCGCTGGAGTTACAGACGAGGGAACTGCAGGCTTAAATATAATTCAAATTTATGGTAATCCAAATGCCATTTCAATAGCCTCTTCTTTCCCAGAAATTTGTGAATTCCTTGTTAATGATCCTGATAACGAAAGGAA